TAGAGGGGGGAAATATGGCTTCAGCGATTACTGGAGCAAGCGTAGCAACTGTTTATATTACTGAACTGAGCAGATAATGGCTATTGGGACGTATGCAGAGTTACAGACTGCTGTCGCCAACTGGCTGGACAGGGATGATCTGACAGAGCGGATACCAGAGTTTATTGTTTTGGCTGAGGCGAGGATGAACAGGGTCTTTCGTTTAAGGCTCATGGAAGCCAAGTACACCGCGCTGACTGTGGCAGACCAGAGAAACTATGCGCTCCCGGCAGGTTACCTACAGATGCGGAACCTGCAGATCAATACCAGCCCGATAACCCCATGCCAGTATGTGACTCCGGAGATATACGACAGGCTATACGGGAGCACTTTAACCGGAACGCCAGAGATATACACGATTATTGTAAACGAAATCCAGTTAGGTCCAATTCCGGCATCTGAACAGACTATAGAGATGCTGTTTTACAAGAAGATAACCGCCTTATCTGTGTCGAACACGACAGAGGCCATGCTCACGGATAACCCGGATATATACCTCTACGGGGCATTGTTGGAGGCGGAGCCTTTTCTTATGAACGACGAGAGGCTTGGGGTGTGGGCGCAGGGATTTCAGCAGTCAATAGATAATCTACAAGACCAAGACGCTAAGGACCGCCACTCAGGTTCTGCGCTTAGGGTTATGAATACGAGTGGCTATCCGTAATGACAGCGCCCATCAAATGGGAGCAAGCTACGTCTCCTATCCTGTGGAGTAATATAGGGATAAATTGGAATACCGCTGCTTTAGGCAACTCAACTACCTTTACGGCAAATGTTGGAGAAACGCATGTTGATGAGCAGGGCATTGGATACACTATATCATTTGGGACTAATGTAGGCCAGACGCTTGCTGTAGTACCAACCAAACCAGTATCTATTACAATGGCATTAACAGCAGCGCAAACTGTTGGGCATGACAAGACGTTGGCTGAAAGCGCTATATTTGTAGCGGATTTAACATCGCCCGTAACAGATAGATTGGATGCTGTAGAGAGTATAACATTTACTGTGACGGATACTTCCGTATTTGGCCCCGGGGCAATATTTACAGAGGAGCCTATATATGCGGTGAGTGTGGGAATTGAGGGAAGTACCTCATTTTTGTGGAATGAAGAGGATGAAGTGACGACAACGTGGACAAAGGTGGACTATCCAAATTGATAAACTTAACCAATGGAATGACGGCAGACGGAGGTCTGAAAATGAAAGAAGACAACAAAGTCGATCTACGTCTGAAGAATACTTGGGAAGTTGTGTGCAAGGGTTCGGACGGCAAGGAAAAATGGCGAGAACTAAACGATAACATAATTGTTACTGAGGGTCTGAACGATTTACTTAACAAGTATTTTAAGGGATCAGGTTATACAGCAGCTTGGTATGTCGGTCTGAAAAGCACAGGCACAGCATTAGCTGCGGATACAATGTCCTCTCACAGTTCTTGGGCTGTAAATGTAACTTACTCTGAAAGTGTACGACAGACCCTTACACTAGGAACGCCGTCTGCTGGAAGTGTTAGTAACAGTGCAAGTAAAGCAACCTTCTCAATAAACGGAACCACCACTATATTTGGCGCGTTCTTGACCACTAGCAATACAAAGTCTGGAACATCAGGAACGCTTTACGGGGTGGTTGATTTCGGTAGTTCTCGCGCTGTGATCTCCGGAGATACACTTGAGATTACTGTAACACTAACCGCTGCATCAGCATAATAGGATAGCATTATGGCATTAGAATCTGCTAGTTGGGTAACAGAGTTAGTCGCCGCTAATCCGGTAGTGGGCGATCCGGTTGGGGAGGGGGACGACCATTTGAGAATGTTAAAAACTGTTCTTAAAAATAGTTTCCCCTCAACCTCTACTACTGCAATTATGCCTAATATGTCTGGGAACGGTGGTAAGTTGTTGGGAACAGACGGCACTAATGCCGCATGGGTAAATGATAATGCGGTTGCTATGGCGATTGCTTTAGGAGGTTGAGATGGCAAATACATTTATAAATAAAGGAGCGGCTTTGGTTACAGGAGGTACAGATGTTTATACTTGTCCTGGTGGTACTGCTGCTATCGTAAACGCCGTCTATGTAAGCAACATAGATGGGACCAACAGCGCAGACGTAAATATAAAAGCGACTATTGATGGTGGCTCAACTTATATGCACATCGCTAAAACCATCCCGGTTCCGGCAGATTCTACGCTTGTGCTTGATAAACCCGTAAACCTCGCGGCGGCGGATAAAATTCATTTTACCGCTAGTGCTGACAGCGACCTTGAGTGTTTTCTAAGTATATTGGAGATAACGTAATGTCATATTTAGGACAAGTATTTCAAATTGCGAATACAGCAAATATTGCCGATAGTGCAGTAACATCTGCAAAGATAGATGACGGTACGATTGCTACTGCTGACATAGCAGATGATGCTGTAACCGTTGACAAGGTAGCCAATGCTATTAATACCTCTATTGCTGCTAATACTGCCAAAGTAACAAACGCCACGCATACCGGAGATGTTACTGGTGCCACGGCTCTTACTATCGCTGTTGATGCGGTAGATATAGCTATGCTTAGTGCTACAGGTACAGCATCATCTAGTACATTTCTAAGGGGAGACAATGCTTGGGAGGCAGCTGGTGGTGGTTTCAACTCAGTTCAAGTATTTACCTCATCTGGCACATGGACTAGACCAGCCAGCATTACAAAAGTTTTAATGAAAGTCCAAGGTGGTGGTGGGGGTAGTGGAGGCGGAAATGACAATCGCTCCGCAGGTGGTGGTGGCGGAGGTGGCGGTTATGCTGAAAAGTTCTTAGATGTTTCATCTATCTCAAGTTCAACTATAACTATAGGTGCGGCTGGAACCGCAGGAGGGGCTGGGGGTGCTGGCGGTACTGCTGGCAGTTCGATCTGGGCTGATGGTACAAATACAATTACTGGAGCAGGGGGTGTTTTGGGTTCGGGAGGAGCATACCAAACAAATGCAAGTGGCGGGGTAGGCGGCGATGGAACAAACGGTGATATAAATATATCAGGACAGAATGGTAATGGTTCTAATTGTGACAATGATGACAGCGGTGTCGAATGGAATGCCAGCGGCGGCGATTCTATGTTAGGATTCGGCGGCCAAAAGCGTGTTCACTCTAGTTGGGCTGCTTTTCCCGGAACTGCTTATGGTGGTGGTGCTTCTGGTGGGCGTGGGTATGGAACCATCGGTGGTCTAGGTTCTGCTGGAATAATTATAGCTTACGAGTACAAATAATGAAATATGCAATCATAAAAAATAGTGTTGTAACTAATGTTGTTGAATGGGATGGTGTATCAGAATTTCTTGTGGATGGTGATATTGTCGCTTGCGATGAAAATGCTTATATAGGGGGTAGGTACGATAATGGATTTATTGCGCGGGAACCTGAAATATTTCCAGAACCAACTTATGATTTATTGAGGAAGAATGAGTATCCACCCATTAAAGACCTAATCGTAGCCCTATGGGAAAATGTAGTAGAAGAAAGAGCGGCTTCAGTCGTAGAACTGGAAGCACAACGACAGGCTGTTAAGACCAAATATCCTAAACCCTAATGGCTCTTATCCCTGTTGACAATGTAGGACAAACAGGAATTGTCAAGGATATAAACCCTTGGCAACTACCTCCTAATGTCTGGTCAGATGGTAATAATGTAAGAGCAGAGCATGGGACTTGGTTGAGGAATAAATTATGGCACTAGAAAGCGCATCATTCATTAGCGGACTCGTATCTGCAAATCCGCCTGGAACTGACGTGATCAGTGAGGGCGACGATCATTTACGCCTTATTAAAACTGTTCTAAAGGCATCCCTGCCTAATGCAGACGCAGCGATAAATGGAATACATACGAAAGCCACTGCTCCCTCGTCCACCTCTGCAGGTCAGTTATGGTTTGATACCACAGACAACTTGGTTAAAATCCGCAACGAAGCCGATGATGGGTGGATAATATTACTGGCTTCTGAGGGTGCTAGGTTGTTAGCGGTTACCCACAATATACCATCTTCTAGTGCCTATCTAAGATCAGCGACTTATGTTGACAGTTCTCAAACGATTACCCATATCGCATTATCCACATCAAGTACGCTTTATATAACATATACCGGAGCTATACAATACGCCTTTAACTTTGATGCTGGTACAGCTTCTTGTCATATAAGATTAGCAAATACTTCTGGCACCCTAATAGTGGATACTACAGATAATATTAGGTGTTTTCTTGTTGACGATGTGGATCACTCCGCAAACCCGACATGGGATAGCACGGTTGGCCTTAGTAGAACTTGGAAAGTGACCTCTGGCAACAGACCAACTCCAGACTCTGGAACTACTTATACCTTTGATATATGGACTAAGTGCGATCCTGTTGCTGATGGTGGTACTACCTTTTATACAGGGACTATGACCTGTCTGGAGATCGAAGAATGAATATTAACTTTTGGGGTGATACTATTAGCAAAGCGTCTAGTGGTGCTGACTTTAGTATTCAGCCGCCAATGGATAACGAGGGCGAGTATAACAGCAATGTCACATTCATCGATCCCTCAAAGAAACCATCTTGGTCTGCTGTCCAGGCGCAGATGGACCCTGAGCAATGGAAGATTGTAAGGTTCCACAGGGATAAAAAACTAGAGGCTTGTGATTGGACTGTGCTTCCTGATGTACCAATGGATGCCTCAAAGAGAACAGAATGGGAAACCTATCGACAGGCTTTGAGAGACATTACCGATCAGTCCGATCCGTTTAATATTACTTGGCCCACGCCGCCTGAATAATGCAGCTAATACCAATCAATGATGTTGGGCAGGTAGGGATTAT